TACATTGACAATATTAACAGTGAACATGTGAATGTTTTAAATAAAGATGAGGATAAGATAATACACTAATGTTATTAGATAAATTAAAACAAAGAGTACAACTTAAAAGTGGTGGCTCAACAGTAAACGCAGCCGGAAACTATACAGAACCGACAAAAAGAAAGAAGATATTCCAAAGAATAAAGTCTGCTGCTTCGCACGGAACTGCAGCCGGTAAATGGTCTGCACGAAAAGCACAAGCTTTAGCGAAAGCCTATAAGAAAGCTGGTGGAGGCTACAAGTAATGTTAAAGAAAGCTCAAGAAGACCTAGTAAAATGGGGTAAACAAAAGTGGGGCACAAAGTCTGGACAACCCTCTAGTAAAACTGGAGAAAGATATTTACCTGAGAAAGCTAGAAAAGCTTTAAGTGATTCAGAGTATGCAGCTACCACAGCAGCCAAACGTAAAGACAAAGCTTCAGGTAAGCAACACTCACCTCAACCTAAGAAAATTGCAGAGAAAACAGCAAAGTTTAGGATGGCTAAAGGTGGAAAGGCTGATAGCAGATTAAAAAAAGCAGGAGTCAGTGGTTATAACCAACCTAAACGAACTCCTAATCATCCTACTAAGTCACATGTTGTTGTTGCTAAATCAGGCAGTACAATTAAAACTATTAGGTTTGGTCAACAAGGCGTAAGTGGAGCAGGGAAAAATCCTACTTCAAAACGAGAGAAAGCAAGACGCAAAAGCTTTAAAGCTCGTCACGCTAAAAATATTGCTAAAGGAGTCTTATCAGCGGCTTACTGGGCTAACAAGGTGAAATGGTAATGGCTGGAAAACAAATAGGAAGCGATGAGAAACCTATAACATTTAGGTCGCCAATTTATAAAAATACCCACGGTAGTAAGGGTGCAAACCCTAGACCGGGATTTTATACAGATGACTATAGAGATAACTGGGAAAGAATATTCGGCAACAAAGATAAAGCCGAGGAGAAAAAGAATGAACAAGATTAAAAACTGGATAAAGAAAGTAAAGAAAGCTTATGGTAAGCTATTTAAAAAAGCTTTATCCCCTATAAAAAAAACAACAACGAGGAAAACTAATGTTAAAAGAACTCCTAGAAAAAAGAGTAAATAGTATTATTGACGCTAACGAACTTACAGACATGCAAGTCTGGGGTTGTTGGTGTGGCATAGGCTTTGTCTGTGCTTTGATTGTAATGTGGATTATCTAAATGCTTTTACCAGACGGATACATTAGAAGAGCAACCTCTACTATACCGTTTGGGTATGAGTTAGATACACTGACGAATCACTTAAAACCTATAGAAGAACAACTCGATGCTTTACAAGTAGTTGAGAACATGGTTGTTAATGAAGAGATATCTTTACAAGCTGCATGTGATTGGTTAGAATACAAAACAGATAGACGCATATCTACTCCCGGCTTAAAAAAACACATAGATAAAAAATATGGAAAACGAAACGAGAGACTGGGAGACGAATCCTCATCTCTACTTACAGAATGAAGATGGAAACTTTGTCTTAAAGAAAGACGGAACTCCAAAAAAGAAAGCTGGTAGACCTCAAACCACAACCGAAAAAGCTATTAGAGCTGCTCGGTCTACTGTCGGGCGTAAGAAAAGAAACATTCAAAAGCTTGAGCAAAAGCTAAACAACGCTAGACAATCGTTTAAGAAACAAAAAGAAACAATTCAAAAACTTGATAAGACTCTAGAAGGTCCTATCACTACCGATGAGCTAGAGACACTTCCTAAAGCTGTCACTGAAAATTTAGACAATCACAAAGTATTATTCCACGCCAACGAAGGTCCACAAACAGACTTCCTTGCGGCTGGTGAGAAAGATGTTCTATATGGTGGAGCAGCTGGTGGTGGTAAATCATACGCTATGATTATCGACCCACTGCGTAACTGTCACAAGAAAGCACACAGGGCTTTAATCCTTAGACGGTCTATGCCAGAACTTAGAGAAATGATTGATAAGTCTCGAGAGTTATACCCACAAGCTTTTCCCGGTGCTAAGTTTAGAGAAGTAGAAAAGCTTTGGAACTTTCCAAGCGGTGCAAAGGTAGAGTTTGGTTTCCTTGAAAGAGATGCAGATGTATACAGGTATCAGGGACAAGCTTACAGCTGGATAGGGTTTGATGAGATAACTCATTTACCCACAGAGTTTAGTTGGAACTATCTAGCTTCTCGTCTAAGAACAACTGACCCCACCATTACAACATACCTACGCTGTACAGCTAACCCGGGTGGTGTTGGTTCTCATTGGGTTAAGAACAGATACATTGCACCGGCAGACCACAACTCTAGTTTCCTAGGTAAAGATGGACTAACACGTAAGTTTATTCCAGCCAAGCTTGAGGATAACCCATACCTTGCAGAGGATGGAGTCTATGAGCAGATGCTTAAATCTTTACCACCGATACAACGTAGACAGTTGCTTGAAGGTAATTGGGATGTAGCAGAAGGAGCAGCTTTTGTGGAGTTTGACCCACTTACTCATGTCATTACACCTTTTGAACTTCCCCTACATTGGGAAAGAGTTAAAGCAGTTGACTATGGATATGCTGCAGAGTCCTGTTGTTTATGGGGTATTATGGACCAAAATGACGGAACTTTAATAATATATAGAGAATTATACAGAAAAGGCTTGACAGGTGAAGAATTAGGTGCTATAATAACAAGTATGGAGCTAGAAGACCCTTACTCGGTCTCTGGTGTATTAGACACAGCAGCATGGGCTAGGACAGGTACTACTGGACCTACTGTTGGAGAAGCCTTAGTAAGGCAAGGACATAAGCTTAGACCCGCAGATAAGAATAGGGTACAGGGTAAAATCCAAATACATGAGTTCCTAAAGGTTAAAGAGAATGGTAGACCTAGGTTACAAATCTTTAATAGTTGTCCTAACTTAATTAGGGAGCTACAAAGTATACCGCTATCTAAAACTAATCCTGAAGATGTAGATACACATGCTTCAGACCATGCATACGATGCATTGCGTTATATGATAATGAGTAGACCGAGGATGTCAAGTACATTCGACAGGTTGAGAGGATTAAAAAGAGATATCCATCAACCGGCTGATTCAACATTTGGATATTAGATTTTATGGCAGACAAGGAAAATACATTTTTAAACGCTGACAATATCTACGAAGAGGTAGAAGGTGAAGCTGGTAAAAGTCTTGACCTAGAATTTGACCAACAAACTAATCTTGTTGGCATTATCAAAGGTAGGTTTCAACAAGCTCAAGATGCTAGAAAAACTGACGAGACTCGTTGGTTAAAAGCATACGAAAACTACAGAGGACTTTACAATAAGTCTGTTAAGTTTAGAGACTCAGAGAAGTCTCGTATCTTTGTAAAGATTACAAAAACAAAAGTATTAGCTGCTTTTGGGCAATTAGTAGATGTAATATTTGGAACTGGTAAATTTCCAATAGGTATTACCGAAACTAAAATTCCAGAAGGTGAATTAGCTAATGCATATCTTGATACACAAGTAGCTCCTCCCGGAATTGAAAGCACTATGGGCGGTGGTGAAATACCTGACGATATTGGTAATAGATTAGATAATCCATACGATGTAGGATATGAAGGAGACGGAAAAGTTCTTAAGCCCGGAGCTTCTTTTGGCAATGGTCTTTTTGAAGATAGCATTGAAGACCAATTAAGCGAACAGTTAATAGAAGGACTTAGCCCAAATCCAGCAGCCTTAGAAATTTCTCCAGCTCAAAAAGCTGCGAGAAGAATGGAAAAATTAATTCATGACCAAATAGATGAATCAAAGGGTTCATCAGAAATTAGAAATGCTCTTTTAGAATCTGCTCTGCTTGGCACAGGGATTGTAAAAGGACCATTTAACTTTAACAAAAAACTTCATAAGTGGGACACCGATGAAACTGGTGAAAGAAATTATAACCCTTTAGAGGTTAGAGTTCCCCGTATAGAGTTTGTTAGCTGTTGGGATTTTTATCCTGACCCCGGTGCTACTAATGTAGACGAATGTGAGTTTGTAATTCATCGTCATAAGATGAACAAGTCACAGCTTAGAGGTTTACGTAACATGCCTTACTTTAATGAGGATGCTATACGAGAATGTATACAACAAGGGGCTAACTACGAAGAAAAAGATTTTGAATCTCATCTTAAGGATGATTCAAGAGCAGACGAATACGAATCTAACTTTGAAGTTATTGAGTATTGGGGAATCATGGATGCAGAGTATGCACGTGCAGTAGGTATAGACCTTGCTGACGATATAGATGATTTAGATGAAGTACAAGTAAATGCATGGACATGTGGAAATCAATTGCTTAGAGCAGTTGTAAATCCATTTACTCCTTACAGATTACCGTACCACGCTTTTCCATACGAAAGAAATCCTTATAACTTCTTTGGTATTGGTGTAGCAGAGAACATGGATGATTCTCAACAGATTATGAACGGTCATGCAAGAATGGCTGTAGACAACCTAGCAATGGCTGGGTCGTTAGTCTTTGATGTAGATGAGTCTGCTTTAGTTGGTGGACAATCAATGGAAATATATCCGGGTAAAATCTTTAGAAGACAAGCTGGAATGCCGGGACAAGCTATACATGGTTTAAAGTTTCCTAACACAGCACCAGAAAACATGATGATGTTTGACAAGTTTAGACAACTTGCAGACGAACAAACAGGAATACCTAGTTATTCTCACGGACAAACAGGCGTACAGAGTATGACAAGGACTGCATCAGGCATGTCAATGTTATTGGGTGCATCAAGTTTAAATGTTAAAACAGTTGTTAAAAACCTTGATGACTTTTTATTAAGACCTCTCGGTGAGGCTTTCTTTCAATGGAACATGCAGTTCTTTGAAGGCGGTCTAGATGTCAAAGGTGATTTAGAAGTTAAAGCTACTGGAACAAACAGCTTGATGCAGAAAGAAGTAAGAAGTCAAAGACTAACTACATTCTTACAAACTGCACAGAATCCTGCAGTTGCTCCGTTTGTTAAAATTTCTAAACTTGTTAGTGAACTAGCCTATAGCTTAGACTTAGACCCAGAGGAAATATTAAATGACCCTGAAGAAGCAGCTATGATGGCACAAATAATAGGAATGCAAAATGCTGGACAAACAACTAGCCCTGAAACTGAAAGCCTTGGTGGGCAACCAAACGGTATGGGAGCCCCTAGTGGAGCACCTCAACAACCTCAAGACCTTGGACCTACAGGCACTGGCGGTGGCAACATCGGAATCGGAAATGTTCCGGTTGCAGGGGAGAGTGAATTCTCTGGTACGCCTAGAGCAGCTGGACCTACAGGTTAAAGAAGCAATAACTCGAAAGGAAGAAATATGAAAAAGAAAATACAAAGTTTATTAGAAGATTTTAGAAATACTTTTGATGATATGCCAGAGACACTTAGTAAAGATGCTAAGAAAGATATGGAAGCTAAAGTAGTTAAAGATAAGATGAATGAAAATAAAGAATCTTTTACAAAATATCTTCCACTTTATGAGATGATTACTCAAACAGGCGAGTACGCAGAAGGCGAGAGTAAAGCTATAAACATACCAAAACGAACTCCTAAATCTATGGGTGGAGCAAGTATGTTAGAAGACGATAGACAAAGATATGCAGAGCCTGATGGACCTGTAAAAGATGAAGATGGTTTCTTAGGACACTTAGATGTTTCTAAAGAAGTTGTTGATAAAGTTATAGATGGAGACATGGCTACTGTATTAGAACTAGCGTCTAAATATAAAATGGACGTAGACGGATTGCTCATGGAAGCAAAAATTGAAAAAAACAAAAGAGAAGAAGAAAGAGAAGGAAGGGCTGAAGGCGGTCCTACAGACATGGATTCAGATGAAGAAATGGAAGAAGATTATTTAGATTACATACTTGATACAGCATTAACAGATGAAGAAGAAGAAATGCTTATGTCAAAATTAGAACAAGATGGAGACATGTCTATGCTTTTTGAAAAAGTAATAGATGTTGCTCAAGAATTTGCTGGGTCCGGTCCTGTTGAAGGTCCGGGTTCAGGAGTCTCTGATTCGATACCCGCAAGGTTATCTGATGGAGAATTTGTCTTTACTGCGAAAGCTGTGGAAGAAATCGGAGCCGATAAACTAATGGCAATGATGAAAGAAGCAGAAATGGAAGCAGATAATAGACAAGGTTTAGTTGAAGGCGGAATGCCTGAAGAGGAAAAAACTGTTACTATGGAAGTACAAGAGCAAAAAGAACCAAAAGTTCAAATTGCAAAAGCTACTGTAGATAGTACCAGAGGGTTATTAGATGAAGATGAAGTATCAAAAGGTATTAAATCTAAAATGATGCTCGACCCTCTACAGAGACACGTCAGAAGCTAAACACAATAACCGATAGAGCTACCCTACTGTTGTAGGCACTCTATCAAAACAAACCGAAAGGCGACCTTTACAAACAAGCCCTCTAGTCGACATAGAGCTACCTTGTGAACGAAGCCCTTAGTAGGAGAAAGAAGATGGCTAATAATAAAGTCAAAGAAGAAACGCCAAACCCTTATAATCAAAATAAGTCTTGGCACGAAGGAGAAGATAAACCTTTTGTATCATCTAACAGTGTATACTTTGAAGAACCAAAGAATAGATTGTTTGAAAGCGATGACATTAACGAAGTGGAAGCTGAAGGAAGTGTTAATACTGAAGAACTGGAATCAAAAAAGGATACCCCTTATAAGAAACCAGACTACAAGAAACGCTACGATGATTTAAAAAAACATTATGATTCTAAACTGAATGAGTTTAAATCTAGAGAACAAGAACTTTTAGACGAAGCTACTAGTAATAGACCAGCTTACAAAGCTCCAAAGTCTCAAGAAGAACTTGAAAGATTCAGAGCAGAATATCCTGATGTGTATGAAGTTGTAGAAACTGTAGCTCATATGGAATCGGAGTCTAAAGCAAAAGTTCTAGAAGAACGCCTTAGTAAACTCCAAGAACGTGAGACAGAGTTAATACGAGAAAGTGCAGAACAAAGGTTAATGGAAAGACATCCTGATTTTGAAGATATCAAAAACAGCGAAGACTTTCACGATTGGGCAAAAGAGCAACCTCAGTCTATCCAAGATTGGATATACAAGAACGCTACTGATGCTGATTTAGCTTCACGTGCTTTAGATTTATTTAAAAAAGATTTTGGAATTGACCTTCCTAAAACTAAGTCATCTTCTAATAAACCGACCAAAGGTTCTGCTGCAGATATGGTCTCCACTAAAACAACTAGTGTAGATGCATCGCAAGAGAAAGTTTGGTCAGAAAAGGAGATTGCTGCAATGAGCATAGCAGAGTATGACAAGTACGAAAGTGCTATCAACGATGCTTGGCAAGAAGGCAGAATCACAAAATAAACTATATAGTTTAATTAATAAACTATAACTACAAGGAGAATATCCCATGGCTCAATATTTTGAAGCATCAACGGATACAAATAGTAACTTTGCTAACTCTGTTGCAGGACAAACTAATAGTTTCTTTTTACCTGCGGTTTACTCTAAAAAGGTCTTAAACTTTTTTAGAAAATCGTCTGTAATTGAAGCTATCACTAACACCGATTATTCCGGTGAGATATCTGCATTCGGAGACTCAGTTAATATTATCAAAGAACCCGTTATTTCAGTGTCAGCGTACACAAGAAATACCGATACTACGCAAACAATGCTAACAGACGCAGAAACAACTCTAGTTGTTGACAGTGCTAACGCTTTTAAATTCATCGTAGATGATATTGAGAGCAACATGTCACATGTTAATTTCAAAGAAGTTGCTTCAAGCTCTGCTGCATACGCATTGAAAGATGCTTATGACGCTGCTGTCTTAGTTACTATGTTTGCTGGATGCTCTGCATCTTCACCTAACCACATCTTAGGTTCTGACAGTGCTACTGATTTAGCAGCTGGAACTTTAGATGGTACTGGTAACCTTGATATTGGTTTTGGTTCTGACGAACACGACCCTTTAGATATCATGGGTAGAATGTCAAGACTATTAGACGAACAGAACGTACCTGAAGAAGGTCGTTGGTTTGTTGCAAGTCCTGACTTCTACGAAGTTCTAGGTCAATCTAGTTCTAAATTGTTGTCTGTTGACTACAATGGTGGACAAGGTTCGATTAGAAACGGACTAGTATCAAGTGGAAAACTACGTGGATTTGATATGTACAAATCAAACAACATTGCTGCAACATCTAATGCTGCTGGTAAATGTTTGGCTGGACATATGTCATCTACTGCAACTGCTAACACAATCCTTTCAACAGAAGTGTTGAGAGACCCAACTTCGTTTGGTGACATTGTGCGTGGTCTTCATGTCTATGGTGCGAAAGTACTTAGAGACGAAGCCATTGTAAGTGCATTCTACGGTATTGACTAAGTAGTCAGGTCGAGAGGGTCTTCGGACCCTTTCACTTTTTTTAACGCATAAATTTACAGAGGTAAATAATATGACAATTGAAAATATAAGGGATACTGGACGTAACTCAGCAAGAACAGTCGATGTTCGAGTATTAGCTGAGAAAATTCAGAAACCTTCAGACACTGAAGCCGTAGTCGCAGCAAATGTAATTACAGCAGCAGAATCAGGTACTCGCTTTGTTATGAACGTAGCAGCAGCTAAAGTATCAACTCTTCCGGCTCCAGCAGCAGGTTTAGAGTATTGGTTCTATGTTGGAGCAACCGAACCTACAGGTACTCATACAATCGTAACAGCATCTAGTGCTAATATTATTGTGGGTAACGTATCTTCTCCGGAAGATGCAGCAGGTTCCGTAGCCACAGTTACAGATGCAGATACTATTTCATTAGTCGCTAATAAGGCAGTACACGGAGATTTTGTTCATGTATGGTCTGATGGCACTAACTGGTATCTTAACGGACAGTGTAAAGTTCAAGACGGTATTACTACAACTCAAGCGGGTTAATAGTACAGTCTACGGTATTAACTGATACCAAACTCGGAGGGGTCTTAGGATTCCTCCACCTATTTTAAAAAAAGAGAAAAATATGAAGTACAGTTCAAATAAAAAAATGAAGGATAAAATGAATCCAAAGAGAATGACAAAATCTTACGGTGGTTCTAGTAGAACTGGATATAAGACAGGTGGACAGCCTGAGTATAAGTCTGGTGAAATGCCTAAATGTATGCCTAAATAATTATGAAAGGCGTACCACATTATAAAAGAGACGGAACTGAATGGAAAGGCAACACTCATAAAATGCCTAATGGACAATTGCACACAGGTAAAACTCATGGCAAAACAAGTGAAAGACTTTTTCACTTTAAAGATTTAAGTAAAAAAGCACAAGCAAAAGCTAAAGGTAAATAATGGCAACAACATATTTAGAGTTAACAAACGAAGTCCTTAGAGAACTTAATGAAATACCATTAACTTCTGCAAATTTTACAAGTGCTGTAGGACTACAACAGTTTGTAAAAGACTCTATCAACAAGTCTATATTTGATATAGCAAATGAAGAACCACAGTTACCATTTCTTGCAGTAGGCGAGAGTGGTGGAACTGACCCGTTCTATGGAAACGTGACCGTAGCTTCTGTAGCTGGTACCCGATGGTACGAGTTAAAAGCAAGTAGCTCGAGTCTCAAAGATGATTACGCTTCGATAGACTGGGATGATTTTTATTTAACCACTATTAATGTTAGTGGTGAAACAGCCCCTTTTGTCTCTAAAGGGTTAGGATTTTTAAGTCTAGCTGATTGGAAAAGATATTACAGAGACAGTGAAAACGTAGACGATGCAGATGCACAGTCTTATGGTGAGCCTTCTAGGGTTATTAAATCACCAGATGGCAGGAAGTTTGGATTAAGTCCAATACCTGACAAAGTTTACAACATACATTTCTATGCGTTTGACAAGCCTACAAAGCTTTCAGCACACGGAGACACGGTTGTATTCCCAGAACAGTACACAAATGTTATTACTGCTAGAGCAAGATATTATGTTTGGCAGTTTAAAGAAAGTCCACAACAAGCAGCATTTGCTATGGACGATTATAAGAAGGCGATGAGGACTATGAAGTCTAACTTGGTAAATCCAACTCCTCGTGCAATGACAGACGATAGACGATACTTTTAATTTATGGCAGCATCACAACCCTATACAGTTGCATGTGCCGGTGGTTTAGTTAAAGCAACCAATCAAATTGAATTGCTTAAAACTCCGGGGGTAGCAACAGACCTAAAAAACTTTGAAGTTTCTATTAAAGGTGGTTATAGGCGTATTAATGGCTACAGTAGATTAGGAGCTGGAGACGCAGCTTTAGTAAGTGGAAGCATAGATACTATTCTTGGCGTTACACCTTATGGTGATGGTGTTATAGCTTGTGCAAGTACAGGTATATTTTTTAGTCAAGACGGTGAAAGCTGGTTGAACGTAAGTAGAAGTTCTGTAGCCGGTAGTGGTGATGATTACACAGCCTTTACAGGTCGTAGTGCATTAGCAAGGACATCGCAAGGACAAGTAAGTTTTGCTTTGTTTGAAGGACCAACATACGATTACGGTATGTTAATGATTGCTGATGTAAATAATTTAATATATTATTTTAGAATGGAAGGTACTGGTGCTAACATTAACACTAGAACTTTCTTTTCAGGAACAATAGACCCAACACATTCAGCTACTAAGAATGCTCAACATGTAACAATACATGATAAGCGTTTAGTTGCAGCAGGTGTTGAAGATAATTTAAGTACAGTATTTTATAGTTCTTTATTAGACCCAACAAGTTTTAATGGTACTGGTGCAGGGTCAATAACTTTATCAGACCAGATAGTAGGCATTAGAAGTTTCCGTCAGGAACTTTTTATATTTTGTAGGAACAGTATATTCAAACTCCAAGATATAAACGGTACACCGGTGGTAGTTCCAGTGGCAAAGAACATTGGTTGTCTCTCAGGATATAGTATTCAAGAGATAGGTGGTGACCTTATATTCTTAGCACCCGATGGACTAAGAACAGTTGCTGGTACAGCGAGAATTGGAGATGTTGAATTAGGTACAGTTAGTCAAGCTATACAACCTATTATTACACAGTTAGCAGAAAACATTGACAAGTATGTACTTTCAAGTGTTGTTATTAGAGAAAAGTCTCAGTATAGATTATTCTATACAGACACAGACGTTGCAAATTCAGCACAAGAAGGAATTATAGGAACACTTAGACCAAACGGGTTTGAGTGGTCAGAAACAAGAGGAATAGAAGTAACCAGTATAGGAGCTGGATTTAATCAAAATGGTGTTGAAAAATATTTTCATGGTGATACTGATGGCTACGTGCTTGTGCACGATTCAGGCAATGACTTTAATGGGTCTGATATACTTGCTAGATATTCCACTCCAGACTATGACTACGGAGACTTAGGAACTTTAAAAACTTTACACTATGTTAGAGTATCTGTATCAGCAGAAGGAACTGTAACTCCAGAACTTCAAGTTAAATATGATTTTGGTAGTTCAGATATACCTCAACCAGCAAGTAATTTTTCTTTTGGAACAGTTAATGCACCTGCAATATTTGGAGAAGCTGTTTTTAACACAACGGTATTTGGAGCTTCACAGTCACCTATGATAAGAATACCCGTACAAGGAAGTGGAACTAGTACTAACTTTACAGTTCTAACAGAAGACAACAAAGCACCATACAAAATAAATGGTTTATATATAGATTTTATACCGTCAGGTAGGAGATAAGGAAATGGCAGGTTACATAAGACAGAGTTCGTTCGTTGATGGGGACACAATTACTGCTGCATTATTTAATAATGAGTTTAATCAAATGCTTAATGCATTTAGTAATACAGGTGGACACAAACACGATGGAACAGCAGCCGAAGGTCCTGTTATAGGATTGATTGGTGATGCAGGAGAAACTGCTCCCAATAACAAAGTATTAATAGATACAACCAATAACTTTATTGAGTTTTATGTACAAGTATCAAGCAACCCTGTACAGCAATTATACATAGCCGATGGTGCTATCATACCTGTCACAGACAGTGATGTTGACTTAGGTACAACTGCTTTAAGATTTAAAGATACTTACACTGATACAATTACTACAACTGGTAATGTCGGTATAGGTGGTAATCTAACAGTTACAGGTACAACTACTTTTAACGGTGGCACAATCACTATGGGTGATGCAGCTACTGATAACGTAGTCTTTGGTGCTGACATTGATTCTAATATTATCCCTGATGATGATAACACTTATGATTTAGGTAGTACTTCCCAAGAGTGGAGAAACCTATACATTGATGGCACTGCAAATATTGACAGCTTAGTAGCTGATACTGCAGACATTAATGGTGGTACAGTTGATGGTGCTATAATTGGTGGCTCTAGTGCTGCTGCAATTACAGGTACAGCTATTACAGGTACAAGTTTTGTTATTGGTAGTGCTGATATTTCTGAAGCAGAACTAGAAACAATTGATGGAGTTACTGCAGGAACTGTAGCAGCTTCTAAAGCAGTTGTTGTAGATTCAAACAAAGACATTGGAAGTTTTAGAAACATTACACTTACTGGAGAACTTGATGCAGGTTCTTTAGATGTAAGTGGTAATGTAGATATAGACGGTACACTTGAAACAGATGCATTATCTATAAACGGTACAACCGTTACAAGTACTGCAGCAGAACTAAATATATTAGATGGAGTAACATCTACTGCTGCTGAACTTAATATACTTGATGGTGTTACATCAACTGCAGCAGAGTTAAATATTTTAGACGGTGTTACAGCTAGTGCAACAGATATAAACCTTATAGATGGTATAACTAACGGAACTGTAATAGCAAGTAAAGTTATTATTACAGACTCTAACAAAGACATTACTGGTGGAAGAAACATAACCATTAGTGGTGAGTTAGACGCTGCAACCTTAGACATATCAGGCGATGCAGACATTGACGGAACTTTAGAAGCCGATGCAATTACTATTGCTGGTGTAACACTGGCTGAAACAATTAGTGATACTGTCGGAGCTATGGTTAGCTCTAATACTGAATCAGGTATTACAGTTGCTTATGATGATGCAGATAATACACTAGACTTTACAGTCGGCACACTTAATCAAAATACCACAGGTTCAGCAGCTACTTTAACAACTGCTAGAACTATTGGTGGTACAAGTTTTGATGGCTCTGCAAACATTGCAGTTGGACTTGCAGATACAGCTACAGTCTTAGCAACAGCTAGAACTATTGGTGGAGTATCCTTTAATGGTTCAGCTAATATTGATTTACCGGGTGTAAATTCAGCAGGTAACCAAAATACTTCAGGTACAGCTGCAATAGCTACAACTGTTACTATTACAGACAACGAAAGCACAAACGAAAACAACGCAATTATCTTCACAGCCGGTGGAGACTTAGACGGTGGTAATTTAGGGTTAGAGTCAGACGGAGATTTATATTACAACCCAAGCACAGGAACACTAACAGTACCTAACGTATCAGTAAGTGGTACATTTAGTACAGTTAATAGTGTGACTATGGATGCTAACAACGCTGTTATCTTTGAAGGTACTACAGCAGATGCACACGAAACAACTTTAACATCTATTGATGCTACAGGAGATAGAACAATATCTCTACCAAACGTATCAGGTACTATACCTGTCTTAGCAGCAGCTTCGGCTACAGCTATTACGTCTACACCAGAAGAACTAAACATTCTAGATGGCGTAACGAGTACAGCAGCTGAACTAAACATTTTAGACGGAGTAACTTCTACAGCTGCAGAGTTAAACATCCTAGACGGTGTTACAAGTACAGCAGCAGAGCTTAATGCCTTAGACGGTATTACAGCAGTCGTTGGAGAGCTTAATGCTCTTGACATAGGTAGCACAGCAGTCGGTACAGCAGTAGCTTCAAAAGCAGTTATACTAGACTCTAACAAAGATTACACGGGTGTTCGCAACCTTACAATTTCAGGTGAACTTGATGCAGCTACATTAGACATTTCTGGAAATGTTGATATTGATGGAGTGTTAGAAACTGATAACTTAACAATTGGTGGGGCACAAGGAACTGATGGACAAGTACTTACTTCAACAGGAAGTGGAGTAGGTTGGGAAGATGCTGGAAGTGGTGGAGCTTCAAACGTAAATGGTTTATCAGATGCTAAGACTTTTGGTACTTCATCTATAATGATTGGAGATGCTACTACAGGAACGATTGATGCAGCTAACTATAATACTGGAGTTGGTGTAGATGTTTTTGAAGATTTAACGACTGGTGATAACAACTCTGCTCTTGGATTTTTTGCTTTAGGCAACAATACTTCAGGCGGTAATAATACTATGGTTGGGGCGTATGCAGGTGCATTAAATATTGATGATTCAAATAATACAGCAATAGGCTACGCAGCAAATTACCCAGATGGTGGTTCTAACAATACAGCAGTAGGTAGTGTGGCTTTAAACGCTAATACAGCAAGCAACAACACAGCAGTTGGCTATGCAGCAGGACAAGTAATTACAACTGGAGCAGAAAACACTTTAATTGGTAATCAAGCAGGAGACTCAATAACTACAGGACCTGGCAATGTATGTGTAGGCTCAGTTGCAGGACAAGCAATTACAACTGGTACTTATAATCAATGTATCGGTCAAGCAGCAGGGTATGCTATTACGACTGGAAGCAACAATGTAACAATCGGACCAAGTTCAGCAGTTGCTTTAACAACTGGAAGTAGTAATGTCGCAATCGGAATTAATGCACTTAATACACAAACAACACCAACAGGTGAGGTTGCAATAGGACATGAAGCATTAAAAGCAGCAAGTAGTGCAGGTTATAATGTTGCCGTAGGTTATCAAGCAGGTGTAGCTGTTACATCAGCAGTTGGTGTTGTTCTAATGGGTTTTGAAGCAGGTCAAGCAATAACCACTGGAGATACTAATATTTGTATAGGTGGTTTTTCAATGGACGGTGGTGCAGGGAAAACTGCTTATGGTTGTACTCATGTAGGACACTCAGGACAGAGGACTGGAACTTCTGGAAATTTCAATGATTCATTTGGTATTGATGCTTATAAAAACCCCACAACAGGTAATTCTAATGTTTGCCTAGGCTCAGGGTCAGGAAATGTAATAACTTCAGGCTCGAGTAACTCACTAGTGGGTAGAACCGCAGGTGTAGCAATTTCAACTGGGTCATTTAATTCTTGTTTAGGTATTGTTGCAGGTAGTACTATTACAACAGGTAGCAGGAATCTTTGTTTAGGGTATGACGCAGGTACATCAGGTTCTCCTAACCACATTACTACTGGTGATAACGCTATTGTTTTAGGTAATAATGCTACTGCATCTGCTCATATTAGAGTTGATTGGACTGTTACTTCAGACAAAAGAGATAAAACAGATATTGAGCCTTTAACAATGGGTTTAGATTTTGTTAATAAATTAGAACCTGTAACTTACAGATGGGATATGCGTTCTGATTATAGTAAAGATTTTAGCATTACCCCTGACGGAACACATAAGCAACAAAAACTCTTAGGTGGTTTATTAGCACAAGACGTAGAAAAATTAGAAAGAGAATACGGTTATAAAGTTGAAGATGAAACAGCTGTACTTACTGATAAACATAAAACAAATGGTAATTATGGTCTGACTTATTCTAAATTTATACCTGTGTTAATAAATGCAGTACAAGAACTGTCTACGCAAGTAGATGAATTAAAATCAGAGCTATTAGCTCTAAAAGGAGAATAAAAATGACACAAACAGTAGCAGAAGTATTAACAGCAGGAATGGATAGCGTTACGCTTATTAACGCAGTTAATGGTGGTTCATACTATGTAACAGGCATGACCCAAACAGAAATAAACGAAATGGTACAGCGTAATGTTGACCATCTTGAAACTATTTTATCTTATGATTCATCAATGAAAGGAGTGCCAAACATAGTAGATTCATCAGAAGATAAGTCTAGCTATACAGGTGCAATCACAACCGGCAAAGCTTACATTGCAGCAAACTAAAAAGTGGAAGTCTCCGCATACGTTATTTGGAACGTCTTAATAACCCTTATCATTGCTCCTGTCTTTTATTCTATTAGACAAAACACAACAGAACTAAGAAGACAAGACATCCTGTTAAATAAAACACGGGAAGAGATTGCAAAAGAATACGTAACAAAAACAGAACTTCGAGATGACATGGGATTAATCATGGACAGGATAGAAAAGATTGGTGAAAAGCTTGACAAACTCTTTGAAGTTAAGTAAAATAGGTATATAACAATGACAAAAAAAATAAAAGATAAGCTTAAAAAAAGAGCTAAATATCAACGTGGGCGTGGCGTAGTAACTGATAATAACAATACACAGCTTATTGATGGTGGTGGTAGAATAGACCAACCTCAAGAAAGAGGTAGAGGTAGAGACGAAGCTGGTCAAATTCCTAATGAGCCACCAGCACCAACACCTGCTCCTACTCCAGCTCCAACACCAGCTCCAACACCAGCTCCTACTCCAGCTCCTACTCCTGCCCCTACTCCGGCTCCAACACCAGCACCTATACCTGTTGATGAGACTCCTGAACAAAAAGAGATTAGACTAGCAGCAGAAGCAGAAATAGCTAGGTTAGTAGAAGAAGCTAGACTAGCAGCAGAAGCAGAAGCAAAGCGAGTAGCTTTAGAACGTAAAAGAATGCAAGACGCTAAAGAAACAGCTAAAGATTTAATATCTGGAAACATGACAGGACTTCCTGTAACTCCAGACCCTAAAGCAGTAGAAGTTGGAGAAATGGGTGTAGCTAAAGAACTAGCAGCACAGGACAAAGTTGAAGTAGATACAGTTGATACAATAACTGCTCCTACTGCTGACACTGTTACTACTACAGATACTGCGGATGCTCCCGGTGCTTTAACTGCTGATACAATGACAGCAGCTGAAATTACAGAAGCTCCAGAAGTTGCTGTAGAGGAAGGAGAAGTTAGTGCTGAAGCACAAGCCCAAGCTGCTGAAACTGAACGAGTAGCTCCAATTGAAGCAGCTACGGTTGAAATTATTCCCGGTGCTTTAACTGAAAGAGTTATTGGAACTATAAGCCCTACTGCTATGTCAGAAGCTGCTCAAGTAGCAGGAACAACTCTAGCACGGGTTACAAGGGCTAAAAAACAATTAGCTAATGCTGGTGTTAGTGCAGAAGATATAGCTACGTTAGGTAACGACCCTGAAAGTTTAGAAGATAGACTGATGGATTTAACCGAAGCAGAACGTGGAGTTATTGCAGGGCTTCCTGAAGAAGCTTTAGTATCTAATCAAGTAGATAGTTTATTAAAAGGTATTGAAGAAGGTGAGATTCCTACATGGGCTAGACCCGCTGTTGCTAGTGTAGAAGCTATGTTAGCACAACGTGGTATGTCAGCCTCTACTGTAGGTAGAGATGCTTTGCTCAATGCTATTATACAATCAGCTATCCCATTGGCTCAGTCTAACGCACAAGCAATACAAGCAAGTGTAGGACAACAGAAGTCTATTGAAGCTCAAGCTGAATTACAGAGTGCTCAGTTTAGACAACAGACAGCACTTGATAACGCTGGTAAAGTTTTCCAAATGGACATGGCTCAGTTTAGTGCTGACCAACAAACCGCTTTATCTAACAGTAAGTTTTTACAAACTGTAGGTTTAACTGAAGCTAATAATAGACAACAAGCAACAATTCAAAATGCTGTGCTTATGTCACAAGCTAATTTAGCTGATGCAGACTTTTATCAGAAAACTCAGATAAACAATGCTAATGCTTTCTTACAGACAGACTTAACAAATCTTAATAATAATCAACAAGCTAATGTGTTAAAAGCTCAACAAGCTCAACAAACGTTATTAAGTAATCAGTCTGCTCAAAATGCTGCAAGACAATTTAATAGTGCTAGTGAAAATCAAACACAACAGTTTATGTCAAGTTTATCTGCACAAGTAGACCAGTTTAATGCACAGCAAACTAATGCTATGTCTCAGTTTAATACTCAACAGATTAATGCAAGACAAGCTTTACAGTTTCAAGCAGATGTAGATGTAGCTAAAGCTAATTCTGCTATGACAAATCAAGTCAATACATTTAATGCACAAGTAGAATTTGATAGAGAAAAATTTAATGTTGCTAATGCACAAGCTATTGAACAAGCTAATCTAGCATGGAGAAGACAAGCCAATACAATTAATACAGCAGCAGCCAATCAAGTGTCTATGCAGAATGCACAAAATGCATTTAATATGTCATCACAAGCACAAGCTTTCTTATGGCAAGAAATGCGTGACCAAGCAGATTTTAATTTTAGAGCTGCTGAAGGAAAAGAAAACAGAGAAACACAACTTTATGCTACAGCGTTAGCAAACGAAACAAGTACTGCAGAGAATTTTAATGCGTCATTAAATGCTGTATCAAATTTAATTAAAGCATTTGGATAGGAGATATTATGGGATTATTTAGTAAAATTAAAAAGTCTTTAAAAAAGATTGTCAAGAAAGTTGGTGGTGCAATTAAAAAAGTTGCCAAAGGCATAGGTAAAGTAATGGGTAAAATTGCTAAACCCTTTGCAAAGTTTGGAATCCTTGGACAAATTGCTTTAAGTTTTGTTATGCCGTGGGCAATAGGCGGACTTATGTCTGGTATGGGTGCTTTGGCAGGGAATGCTTTTGGAACGTTTGCAAGTGGGTTAGCTAAAAGTAGTAATCTATTTGTTAAAGTTGCAGGTAAACTTGCACAAGGCATTCACTACGGAGCTGCTGCAATTAATAAAGCTTATACTTTTGTAAGCGATGGTATTACTAAAGGGCTTGACTGGGTTGGACAACAAGGAGCTAAGCTTAAGCAAGGAATTACAAATAAGTTTGATGCTGCTAAAGAATGGATTACAGGTGGACCATCACCTGACCTTGCTACAATTGACTTATCAAAAACTACTGTAGGGATTGCAGATGGAGTAACAGGAACAGTTATAGATACTAGTAAGTTAAAATTTGACCCTATAGAAATAGGTACAGGAACCGGAATAGATATGTCTCAAGTAGGTTCAAAAGTTTCAATATTAGATACAAACAAAATTGCAGCAGACACAATAGCAGAACAATCTAAAAATACTTTACAAAGACAAGGAGATAAACTAATAAGTGCTGGAACAGAAACAGCTAAAAACGTATTTACTTTAGACACTGCTAAAAATGAAATAGTTAAAGCTGCAGATGCACAAACAGCTGCAAGTACACCGTCTTATGAAGAAGGTCCTACAGTGTCTTATCTTCCATCAGTAGAAGCTAAAGCTATTGCTGATTATGATTTCTCAATTAAATCTGCTGGTGGGCAATACATGGGACCTGCTGATTCTGCAGTAGTTTTAGACACCTATAAAGAAACAATGAAACAGTATGGGATAGGAGCAGCAGGGGCTGCAATAACTTTTTAATAATACAAAACAATAAAATATGATGGAACCACAACAACTTGAACAAGAAGGTCTAGAAGTTCTAGGTCAAATGCAACGACCTATCCCGGGACAAAGTTTAACTAACAGTCCTGATACTCCTTATCCTTGGGAACAACCTACAGAGTTTACAGAAATACAACCTGCTATTGAATCTATGTTTATAAATTTAACAGAAGATGATGCTTATGAAGCTCTTGTTGATATTATAGATGCAGACAATACTATTGCTGAAGCTGCACAAATTATTTTATTTGCTGGTTTTGAAGAAGGTTTATGGAATCCTGATTTAATGACCCTACTAATTGAGCCAACTATGTATTTAATTATGGCGTTGGTTGAACGAGCAGGAAGAGTAGAATACAAAATTGATAGAGAACCTGACGAGTTAGACGAAGAAGATAAAGCTGAACAAATTACAGCTATGGAAAAATTACTTAGCCAAGCAGCTGTACAAGCAGAAGAAGATAAAGTTAGCGGAGTTAAGTCTGGAGTTCTACCAACTGAGATAGAAAAGAAATTAAAAGAAATTAAAGTGCCTGAAAGTTTATTGGCACCTAAAAACACAGAGGAAGTATAATGGGAATAGCAACACTTGGAAAATCTTTACTATCTTCTGCAAAGAAAAAAGCTAAGAAAGGACAGCAGTTTGGTCTTTTTGCTGGAGCAGCAATAGGTATAGCAGGAGCTGTTAATAGAGGTATTCGTGAGAAAGCTGTGCTAAGAGCACAACAGTGGGACCAAAGTTTGACTCCTCTTATAAATTCTTATTCAAAAGAATTTGCCACTATTAATGATACGAAGACAGACTATGAAAAAAGAAACGACACTACTAAGTATGCCAACTATCAAGAAAGTTTTTATGAACCTGAAATAGAAAGACTTACTAAAATTGTAACAGGTGGAGCAACAGATAAAACTTTAAGTCCTGCAGAATTAGCAGATATAAGAGTTCAAGCAATTGAGAATGTTTCTGATAATGTTTTAAAATATGAAACACGAGTTGAACAATACAAACCTTATTTTGATTTAGACAAAGAAGCATTTGATAAAAATTTAACAGCTCTTCGTGCTAAAGGTGTAAAATTAATTTCTGATGATAGTTTAAAGAAACGTATAGGTCGTAAGTTTTTTGGCAGTACCGAAGGACAACAGCTAGTAAAGAAAATTAAAATGTCAGATACAGAAAGCATGGACATTTCTCTTCCACAAGAACTGATGGCAGCAATGGACACAACGTTTTTAAATTCATTAGCAGGAATAAAAACAAGAGAAGTTAAAGTTTCAGAAATTGAAATTATAGATGAACTATATAATACTCCTGCAGACATAAATTTACTCCAAGAAAAAATTCTTAGAGACCCTCCGGTAGATGATTTGTCACAGGACACAATAAATGCTGTACTACAAATAGTAACTCCTAGAACTAAAGGGGTTGGAGGAGCTGCAGATACAGAAAATATTAATTATATAGGAGACTTAACTTTTTCAAACTCTGAAAATAAAAGTATTAAAGTACCTATGGCAGATTTACAAGCTATATTAGAAAAAACTATTAATGGCGGTGAACTTAATCCTGACTCTAGTAAGAATAATTTTACAGACTGGAATCAGTTTCAAAAAGATATTGCAATGTTAACACAGGCAAGTGAAATTGAATACTCTCGTACTAGTAATGAACCAGTTGTACAGTCTCAAAGACAACAGTGGGCGGCTAATGCTGCTGTTGAAGTTGCTCGAAGTTTTACTATTACTGCAACAGAAGATACAAGTCGTTTTTGGGCACCTAGTAATGCAGAACAGCTTCTTAAAAAAACACAAGCTAATCAATCACAAACCCCTACTCCTACTGTTGATGGTGAACTACCTACTACTACTAGCACATCTCCCAACGAATTTAAAGTTGTTAAAGTTGTAGACGATTCTTTATTTAATAAACAAGCAGTAGTTAAAATAATAGATACTCCTGAATGGAGAGCAATGCCTATTGAAGAACAGTTTAATTTTTTTAACGCATTAAAAAATCAACATCCTAATGCTATAAAAGAAATTGCAAATATGCAAAAAGCTTTATCAGAAAATAAACCTTTAGAAGAAGTAATGCAAGACACTTTATCAGAAGACATGACACGTGTAGACGGTACAGAAAAGTCTTCTACAGGATTTAAAGGTCCTATTACAAATAACGTAGACAACTCTACAATGACAGAAGTTTCAGTAGGTGTTATGATTAATGGTAAAGAAACTTTAGTACCTGCAATTAATGAGCTAACAACAGATGCACAGATAAAAGTTTTACAAAATTTAAAAATTGGAGTAGACCCTATACCTGAAGACATACAGATAACTGCTAAGAAAGCAGCAGAGGCACGTATAAAAGCAGGTCTTAATCCTTTCTATCAAGATGTAGAAAAAAAAGAAATACAAGAAAGTTTATTGTCTACAACTAAAGATGTACAAGCTGACTTAACAAATACTATAGAACAAAATACTTCTACAAGTTTATTATCTCCTGATAAAGATTCTGATATTGATGAGGATTCTAGTGCTAATAATTTTGATAATAGTTTAGTTACCCAAGACGTATTAGATAAATTTAAACCTAGCGAACTTAAACAATACAAAAGTATTATGAAACGTGCAGAAGTTGCTCAAGAAAGATTAAACAGTGAAGAGTGGATGCTTGATGCGTCTCCATCAAAGATTCAAAAAACAGAAACAATTCTTAAAAATGCTCAAACTAACCTTAATAAATTAGTAGACTCTGCAGGAACAGCTTTATTTATTCCTGTATTTACTTCAGAAGAAGAAAGACTTGAAAAAATTATCGAGCAAAAAACTTTAAATCTTGATTACGCTACAGACATAAGTAAAAATGTAAGACAGAAAAGAGAATCAGAACTTACTGAATTACGAAAACGTTTAGCTGAATTAAAACTTTAAAATCTTAGGAAACTAAATGACCCCTGAAACAGAATACAACTCTGAGTATTTTTTAAATTTGTATAATGAAAATGCAAACGTTACTGTGGATGATGAAAAAGAAGAGGAAGAAGAAGAAGAGGAGGAAGAACAAAAATTTGATTCTAGTTATTTTTTAAACCAATACAACAGCTCTATTGATTCTGAACAAGAAGAAAAAGAATTTATTTTACAAGAAGAAGAACGTGTATCTGAAGAACGCATAGAATTAGAAAATCAAATTCTTGACGAAGATGTTGAGTTAGAAAAGTATGAAGGTAAAAAAGAACTTATACGAGAAGCCGAGCCTACTACCTACAATTCAAATTACTTTTTAAATCAATACAACAGTACAACATCTAAAGACTTACCTAGTGCTGAACCTACTATTGCACAAAAAATACAACTTGGTGGAAAACTAGAACGTCATACACTCGGAAATCTTTTTAGGACTATAAAAGCTGGAGCAGCTACTATAAGTAATAATAAATCTTTTCAAGAAAACATTAAAGAAATTGAGACAGAACGTACTGATAAAATTTTTAAGTATATGGAAGAAGAGTACGGTATAGACTTTCGTAAAAATGAAAACGATGCTGCTGTTATAACAGGTCGAATAGGCGTTGCTATAGCAGACCCAGTAACATTTTTTATACCGTGGGCAAAGATTGCAAAGCTTGGAAAAATAGGAGCAACTGCGACAGGTGCAGGTATTGGAGCTGCTGACATGGCACTATACGAGTATGCTGCTTATGGAGAAGTAAATCCTAACAATGTTTTATTTGGTGCTGCTGTAGGTGGAGGAAGTTCTTTGCTCGGTGCAGCTGTAGCTAATAGATTTAAATCAGTAGATGGTGACGATATTAATCTAGGTAAAATAAATGGTCCAGATGCTGATGTTGTTGTTAAAAGCTCAGTCAAGCCTGAAAAAGTTGTAACATTAACTGCAAAAGAAACAGAAGACTTAAATAGAGTTCTCCCAATTGTTTTAAAAGAAAATTCAAATCTTTTAAAAGAGTTAGAAGGCTCATTAGTTTTAAGTAAAATGTATGTCAAAGCTAAAAATGCTCAACAAGCATTAAAAGATGCAACCAAAGCAAACAGTAAATTTGACAAAGCTTCTAATAAATTAAAAGTAAAGATAGAAGGCAAAGCTCCTTTCTCAGCTATACAAATTAAAAATTTAACAAAGAAATCTGATGAAGCAAAAGAGTTTATGAACAACGAGTTTGTAGATTTAATGGAGAAATATGCTAAAGGACAAGCTTACATTGCTACAGATGGAACCCTAAAGATAATGAAGAAAGAAGGGGTTGAAATAACAGATGGAATTTTACAAACTGTTTTAAACGAAACATTCAGACCTTTATTTGGAGCTGGGGTAGGTTTTACTGCTGGTACATTTATAGGTGATGAAGACGATGCAATTAACTATAGTTTAATGGGAGCCGGTATGACGTTCGGGCTTGTCTATAATAGAGTTAAAGATGCTCCTTATTTATTAATCGGTGAAAAAGAAAAAGCTTTTGGTATTATTAATAATAATGCTGCAAGAATGTTACATAACTTTTTAAAAGTTAAAGGTTCTGGAACTACAGCTTCTAGAAATATAAATCATGGGGGAGAAAACGAAGTACTTTCTCGTATGTTACTCCCACAAATGGATGGTAAATACAAAAATATTATATCTGCAGAAGAAGCAACAGATGCTTTCATGGGTATATGGGCTAGACGCATTGATGATGTTGTTCAGAGGGCTACAGATGTAGAAGGTATTGCAGCCACTAAAATTATAAGGCAACTAACTACACCAGCTGAGTTAAAAGCTTCTGGTAAATTTACACCGGAAAGTTTAATTGTAATTAATAACTTGGTTAAGAACGGTAAACTATTTGTTAAAGAGATGAACGCGTATGCCGGACAAGTTATTAAGTATGACAAAATTAAAAATTATGACCTTCCTCAAATTTGGAGTCAAGGTAAAATTTTAGGTAATATAAAAGAATCTAAAAAAATTGTACGAGAAGCTTTAAAAGCAGAAAATCCTAAATGGAATTCTAAAAAAATTGCTACAGCTGCTGGTGATATCATAGATAATATTACAGGTAACGGGTCTGAAAAAATATTTAAAGGTTCTAACTTTGGAAGCGGGAAACTTGGTACTTTTACAGGAGTTCCTCAATTAAAAAACTTTGAAAAAGCAAGAACCTTCCAAAGTCTTGAAGCTAGAAAAATACTAGAACCTATTTTAGAAGAAAACTTAAAAGACCTTTTAGGAACATTTACTAAAAATACTGTTAAGGGTGTAGAGTTTGCTAGAAAGTTTGGACAGAACGGAGAAGTTTTAAGTTCGTTAAATAAGACGCTAGGTTTAAAATTAAAAAATGGATTAATAAATCAGAAAGAGTACAACATGAAAATTAAATTAATGGGTAATACTGTTAATGCTTATTTTGGTATGCTTCATAAATCAGGAGATGACATACTGCAAGGCAACATGGCTAAAGATGGTTTTGCACTACTCACATTTTTAAGTAACTCTACAATGTTACCACGTTCTATCATACCTCAATTAGGAGATTTTCTACAGCCGTTTCAAAATAGTAGTGTACGTTCTGCTACTACAGCAGCAGTTAACTCTTGGAGAAAAGATAACCTTGCTTCATTATATGGTGTAGGCGGAACTCGTTCTACATCCATTAGTTCTACTGTAGTAAAAGACCTCGAAGGAGCTTTTTCTGCAGGTATGAATCCTACCACTAACCTACAAGCTAGGCTTGGTAATTTAACACAGACATTTTTTAAGTACAATTTAATGGCTCCAGCAACAAATCTAGCGGCAAGAGTTGCTTTTAGTTCTGGTATAGACGAAGTGTTCACCCTAGCAAAGAAAATTGGTAACAAAAAAACTATTAGTAAAGCACTGAGTACACGTTTAAAATACTATGGTTTAAATATGAAAGACTTAAAAGGTCTAAGTAAATTTAAAAGTGTAAAAGAAGCTTTAGAATCTCCTGTGGGAGAAAGTCTTTTAATTAAAGCAGGTAACAAAGCGTTTAAACGAGACGTAGGTTTGCCCGGAATAGGTAACAGAATGTTATTTGCTCAGTCTAATAACCCACTAGCCAAATCCGTAGGGTTATTTTTATCTTGGGCACAGTATAAAGTTGGACAAATGAACGGTTTAATAAATCGAGTAGAAGATGGAGATGTAAAGTTAGCTATCAAAATGTTAGGTACTATTACAATCTTTGGAGGTCTTAGAGAACTTCAAATGGAGATGAGTCCAGCACGAGAGTTTTATGAAAAAAACGAACCTGAAAACTTTGGTGCAAAGTGGTGGGGACAAGCGTCTGCGTTAGCGGGGTTTGTTGATTGGAGAATAGAAAAATTATCTAGAATCGTAAGCTCGTGGTCAGGCAATGGATACAGTAACGCCACTTCAAATATTACTCCTTTATTTGGTGAGCTAGATAAATTATACAACGGAGCCGGTAAAACGTACAGGAATTTTTCAACTGGGGATTATGAGGGAGCTGCAGTAACAACACTTAAGACTCTTCCTTTAGGTTCGGAGTTTGTAGATTATACTAACAGAGCTTCTGAATTTTTAACAGAAGAAGCTTTACTAGAAGATAGAGCTAATATAAAAACTTCTTCCGGTACACAACCGTTAATATCTAGAACTGACTTTTCAATGGGAGGAATCGTAGGTGAAGAACTTATACAAGGTCCTGAAGTACCTTTTACACAGGATAATGCTGCTGATAGAATCAACCCCATCACAGGATTACCCTACAATCAACCGGCAATTACATACAAATAATATGAACATAGACTTATGCAAGTGGGAAATTAAAAGACACGAGGGCGAAGTCCTAGAAATCTATAACGACAGTTTAGGTTATAAGACTCTAGGAGTTGGTCATCTATGTCAACCACAAGACGAAGAATACGACTGGGAAATAGGCACACCTGTATCTCAAAAGGTTGTAGACAGATACTACATGATAGACTTTGATAGGCATTATGCAGAAGCTATACATGTGTTTGGAAGCCAAGAAGATTTTAATAATCTACCAGAAGATATAAAACGTGTGTTAGTAAACATGTGTTTTAACCTAGGTGGTACAAGACTTTCAAAGTTTCGTAACATGTTAAAAGCTTGTAAAGAACACAACTGGGCTGAGATGGCTAGACAAATGGAAGATAGCAAGTGGTTTAAACAGGTTGGTAGACGTAGTGTAGAGCTACAACAGTTAGTTTTAAACTTAGTATAATGTTACTATACACCGAGAAACAACTTGAAATGTCGTATAACATTTATAGGATGCACCAGATTGGACAAGGATTAGGGTTTATGACACTAGAAAATTTTAGAAATTTGTATGAAGAACTAATGGAGGATTTAGTATGAAAGGATTATTAACAAATATAATAGGTGCGGTAGCTCCAACGTTAGGTACTGCACTAGGTGGACCTATGGGTGGTATGGCTGCTAAAATGATTTCTGAAGTTTTAGGTGTTCCTAACAATCCAAAGGCTATTAACAAAGCTATGGACGTAGCTACACCTGAACAGATGCTACAGCTCAAACAAGCTGAACAAGCTTTTGAAGTACAGATGAAAGAACTAGAAGTCGATGTCTTCTCATTAGAAGTACAAGACAAACAAGATGCACGTGGTAAGTTTAGTAAAGACTGGACTGCACGTATCATGGGTATAGCTGTGGTTGGTGGGTTTATGGGTTACATATTCTTAGTAACTTTACAACCGCCAGAACAAAACAGCGAAGCATTAATTAACTTAGTGCTTGGTTATCTAGGTGGGTTGGCAAGTGCTGTAATTAGTTTTTACTTTGGGGCTTCAAACACCCCTGACAAATAGGAGAAAGAAAGTGACAAGAGGGGATTTAAACTTAGGGTTTATTGGACCATTATTTATACTAGGGCTGTTTGCCTTTTCGTTTGGTGTACAAGCAGACCAGACAGGTGACTGTACAGCTGGTACTCAGTATTGTGAAGACAATGGATTAACTACTATTAATACTACGGTGACTACTAATACTAACACCAACAACAATACTAATAATAATACCAACACAAATTCTAATACGAATGTTAACACTAATAACAATACGAATGTTAACTCGAATACAAATAACTCTACGAACACAAATACGAATAATAGTACTGCTACAAATGCTAATACCAATACTAATACCAATAATAATACTTCTGTAAACACCAATACAAATAATAATACATCTACATCTAACTCTACTGTAAACTCTACAGTTAATCAAAATGTAAACA